TGGGGTTGGTGGCCCGACCCGTGGGCCTACAACGCCTGCGCTTACGACCCGGCGCGGCGCAGGCTGGTGATTTTTGACGAACTGACGCGGTTTCGCTGCCCCAATGCGGATACGGCACAGCTTTTGATCGAGCGTGGTGTGGGCGGCGACGAGGGCGGCTTTTTGATCGCTGACGGCGCCGAGCCGAAGTCCTGCGCGGATTACCGCGCCGCCGGCCTGCCCTGCCGCGCCGCTCGCAAAGGCCCCGGCAGCCTGCGCGAAAGCATGAAGTGGCTGCAGAGTTTGGCCGAGATCGTGGTTGACCCGGCACGATGCCCCGACACCGCCCGCGAGTTTGGCGAGTACGAATATGCAAAAGATGCACGTACAGGCGAGGTTTTGGGCGGATACCCCGATGCGGGGAACCATCATATTGATGCGGTGAGGTATGCGGTGGAAAGTGTCTGGCGGAGACGCGGGACGTGAACTTTTGGCTTGTGGCCGGGCGGCTTTCGGCGTTCTGCCGCCGGGCAGGGCCGAGAAGTTTGCAACATAAATACAGAAATGGAAAAAGGAGTGACAAAATGCAGACTTATTTGGAGCAGGCGTTTGGAAAGAGCGATTGTTCGTCGGTGAAGATGCGTGGGGCGGTGCGGGAGTGGATGGACTTATATTACGGCGCTTCCCGCAGCGGCGAGGACAACAGTGCGCGGCTGGCTGTGCTGATCGTATCGAAACTATGCAGAACGGTTTTTGCTGAGTACGACGTGCATCGGGACAAGCACGACGATTGGGCGCAGGAGTGTTATACGGACGCCCTGAATAAGGTGGCAAAAACCGCGATGCAGTATGCTTTAATCGGCGGCGAGTGCCTTTTGAAGGTGGTGGACGACCATTTTGTGCCGATCCGGCGCGATTGCTACCTGCCGCTGGGACGCGACGACAAGGGCAATTTGACCAGCGTGGGCATGATGCAGACGCTGTACGAGAACGGAAAAAAATATGTACTTTTGGAGCGCCGCACCGACATGGAGGACAACACGCTGATCGAAAATCGGCTGTTTGAGGTCAACGGCCAGGCGTTGGGACGCCGCGTTCCGCTGGACACGCTGACGGCCTGCAAAATGCTGTCGGACGATGAATTTTTGCCCAACGTGCCCTGCATGGGGCTGGCCGTGCTGCGGATGCCCACCGTGAATTGCGTGGACGGCAGCGCCGACCCGGTAAGCATTTACGCGCCCGCCGTGGGGCTGATGCACGCGCTGGCCCGGTGCGAGGACCAGCTGAACCATGAATTTTTGAACGGCGCGTCGAGGGTGTTTGCTTCGGAGGACCTGCTGCGGCCCGATGCCTCCGGGGCGCGCGGACTGCGGGATGACCTGTTTGTGGGCCTGCCCGACGACCCCGCCAACGTGGGTGTGACCGTGTACAGCCCCACCCTGCGGGAGGGCAGCTACCTGGCCCGCAAGCAGGATATTTTGCGAAGCTGCGAGAGTTTGTTGAGCCTGCGCCGCGGCATTTTGAGCGAGACCAACGCCGAGACCCAGCCCCGCACCGCTACCGAAATTACCGCTGCCAGCGTTGACTACGATTTGACCATACGCAGTTTGCAGAAGGCGTGGGAAGATTGCGCAGGCGATGCTTTGTTTATCTGCTCGTGTCTGGATAGAGCCTATCACAAGGATGATTGGTGGCCGACCGAGCTGCGCATCGACTGGGGCGACGGCGTGCTGTACGACCGAAGCCGCGTTTGGGCCGAGCAGCAGCAGATGGTGGCGAGCGGCCTGCTGCGGCCGGAGATCGCGCTGGCGTGGTACTATGACCTGCCCGCCGAGACCGAGGCTGATTTGCAGGCTGTGCGCGAAAAGTACATGCCGGCTGCGAAGGGAGGTGAAAAACATGAGTGAAGAAAAGCTTGACCGAAAGCCTGCGCCCGCGCCTTATGCGGCCGGTACCGGCAGTGTGCCTGTCGGCCCCGACCGCGCGGCCTTTGAGCGGATGAGTTACCGCGAGAGGGTGGCGTTCAAGCGGGAGGACCCGGAGGGGTATGCCTTGATGAAAGCGGCGCTTTGAGGCGCTTTTTTCATCGATTTGAAGGTGGCGGCCGGTCAGGGTTGCCACCCTGCGGCAACCCTTCTTTATAACGGCTTCTTTCCGTTAGGCCTACCTTTTTTGTGACCAAAAAAGGTAGCGAAAAAAGTCTCGCTGTTGCAAGGCAGCGCGCTTGGCGGCCAAAACGCTGGCCGCCATCCAGCAGAGCTGGCTCGCTCGTGCGGTTCAAAGCCCCACTGGGGCTTTGATCGCTGCGCGACCCCGCAACCCCGCCCAAAGGGCTACTCGCCCCTAAGAACCCCAAAGAGGTGGTCGGTCAATGAAAAAGCTAAAAATTGCAGGAGTGCTGCAATTTTCTTAACGCTTTTTCATCGCCCTCCAGATTGCCCCATTCGGGGCCAAATTTCTCTATGAAATAAGGTGAATGACTCCCATCTAGGGGTGCCAACGTACTTTAGCGAGGCCGTGTGCCATGGCAGAGGAATCGGCGGCGGGCAGCCGCCAGAGTGTCCTTTGTTAAATTCTTAAGAGCGCGGCCCGCGGCGCGTCAGCGACGCTTCGTGCGTAGCACGAACTAGCGCTCTTAAGCCGGGCCTCCCGCGCTATCGGAAGTAGCGGGCACCTTTTTCGCTTCCTTTTTGGGTGTCCAAAAAGGAAGGCCTAGAAGCAAGAGGCCGTTTTATCGAGGGGGCCGCCGCAGGGTGGCGGAACCCGGAAGTCGCCCCTGTATCAAACAAATCAACAAAGAATCAACACGTACACAAACGAAAGGACAAAAACCATGGCAGATTTTATTACGAAACTTTCCGATATGATCGATCCTGAAGTGATGGCGGATATGGTTTCTGCGCGGATTCCTAAAAAATTGCGCGTAGCACCGTTTGCTAAGATCGACGATACCCTGGCGGGCGTGCCGGGGGATACCATCACCGTGCCCGCCTACACCTACATTGGCGATGCCGCCGACGTGGCCGAGGGCGGCGAGGTAGCTATTGAAAAAATGACCACCTCCACCCGCAAGGCCACCATCAAAAAGGCCATGAAGGGCATCGGCCTGACCGACGAGGCCGTGCTGTCCGGCTACGGCAACCCTGTGGGCGAGGCCAACACCCAGCTGGCCCTGGCGATCGCCGCCAAGATCGACAGTGATTGCATGGACGCCCTGCAGACGGCCAGCCTGATTTACGATGGTACGGCAAAAACCATCAGCTACAATGCCATCGTCGACGCCGTGGACCTGTTTGAGGATGAGATGGGCTGCAGCGAAAAAGTCATGTTCATCCACCCCAAACAGGTCACGCAGCTGCGCAAAAACCCCGACTTTTTGAGCGCTGATAAGTACACCCCCGGCGTCGCGCTGACCGGCGAGATCGGCATGATCGCGGGCTGCCGCCTGGTGCCTAGCAAAAAAGTGCCGCTGGATGGTGGAATTTACGCCTGCCCCATCGTTAAGCTGGAGGACGACCCCGAGGTCGACGACGAGATCCCGGCACTGACCATCTACCGCAAGCGCGAGGTCAACATCGAGACCGAACGCAAGCCCAAGACCCGCACCACCGAGATCACCGCCGACGAATTTTACGTGGCTGTGCTGTCCAACGAGGCGAAGGTGGTGCTGGCCAAGTTCAAGGCATAAGGAGGAAGAAACAGTGCCGGATTATCGTTACTACGTTGAAACTTACCTGGGCGAGGACATCCCGGAGGCCGACTTTCCGCGATTGATCCGGCGTGCGCAGGCCGAGCTTGCCCGCATGAGGGATGTCTACGCGGTGCAGCCCCGCCCCGGCCTGGACCCCGCAGAGGCCGACGCCATGGCGGTGTGCGCCGTCGCTGACGCAATGTACGAGTTTGACCAGGAGGACGCCGCCCGCGGCCTGGCCAAGGTGACCGTGGGCAGCGTGAGCGAGACCTACACCGCTCCGCCCGAGCTGTGCGCCGCCACCCTGGCGCTGCGGGCCGCGCACTTCCGCCGCGAGGCCGGGTACTACCTGCAGATTGGACGGTGGATGCATGCGTAAGCGCGGCTTGTACGGCCAGACCGTGACCGTGTACCACCCGGTGCCGATGAAAAAGCGCGTTGACAAGTATGTTTTGCGCGACGTGTTTTGCCAGATCGGCAGCCGCGAGGTGCCCGATGCAGCCGGCGCCAAGAGCGGCGCGGCGATGCTGCTGATGGTGCCGGAAACGGATGCAACACGATATCGTGTTGATTATAAGCTGGCGGCAGGGGACAGGGTGATGCTTGGCGAAGGGCCGGAGGTAGAGTGGGCGGCGTGGCCGTCCTTTGTGCCGGCCGAGGTGGACGGCCTGGGTGCGATAACTTACGTACTGCCGTTGTATTTGCGCGGGGCGGTGCACCATGTGGAAGCCGGGGCCTGGTGGAGTGCCGGTGGAGCGGGCGCCGGGCGGCTGGCAAGGTAAACAAGAAAGGATGACAAGATGATCGACGAAATGCTGACATTTTTGGCCCGTGCCCCCACTTTGGGGGACCTCTCCCTCACCTGGGGGCAGGCCGGTCCGCGGCTGGGCACCGGCGGTATGTACCTGCGGGGCGTAAAGGTGCTGCAAACCAAAACCGACCTGCTGGGCTGCCAAAAACAGCGCTGCCGTGCGGAATTTCTGCTGCGGCTCTGCCTGCCGCTGCCAGCAGGGGATACCGAC